TGACTGCAACTCCTACGGTTCGCGTTGGTAACTATACGCAGATCGTACAAAAGACTGTCCAAGTTTCTGGCACTCTGGAGACTGTCAACAAAGCAGGTCGTAAGTCTGAAAAGGCTTATCAACTGTCGAAGGCTTCGCAAGAACTGAAACGTGATCTGGAAACCATCATCACGGCTAATCAAGGCAAGTCGGCTGGTACTTCTACGGTTGCTCGCACTATGGGTTCGCTGCTGTCGTGGATCAAGTCTAACTCGTCGCAAGGTAGTGGCGGTTCGGCTCCTTTGACTTCCGGCACTTCGACCCGTACCGATGGCACACAGCGTACTGCTACCGAAGCACTGCTCAAGACTGTTATCGCTTCGATCTTTGATGCGGGTGGCAATCCTAAAGCTGTGTTCGTTGGCTCGGCTGGTAAGCAGAAGATGTCGACGTTTGCTGGTATCGCTGTCAACCGTTATCAGATCACCAAGCCTGAAGCTGGCGTGATTATCGGTGCTGCTGACATTTATCAGTCCGACTTCGGTCAACTGTCTATCGTGCCTGATCGTTTCATGCGTAACCGCGATATGCTGATCCTTGATCCTGAGTACGCTGCTATGGCTTTTCTGCGCCCATTCATGACTAATGAGTTGGCTAAAGCTGGCGATAGCGACAAGACTCAGATTCTTGCTGAAGTAACGCTGGAAGTGAAGAACGAAGCAGCTCACGGTATCGTGGCTGACTTGGACTTCACACTGTAATGAACTAGCCCCTGACTTCGGTTGGGGGCTTTTTATAAAGACTAATGACAAACTTTCGACATCAAAAAGTTCATGCGGATGGTGATGGCGGTATTATCATCGAGACTAACCAAGACATTAGCGATATTCTCGCTAGGAACAAGGTACTCCAAGAGGTAGATAAGGCTAGGACAGGCGCAACAGATGACTTGCATTTGATTGGTTCCATACCGTTTACAGCAATTGATAAGCTAAACGAGATGGGGATTATGCGAGGATTTGCGATTATGGATGACAAGGCATTTAGAAGTTGGCTGAATCATCCTGACCAAGCTGGTTTGAAAATCTATCGGGGGACCGTATGAGAGTTGGCGTTTGTGTACCATGTCGTGATGAGGTTCATACTGGGTTTGCATTTGATTTTGCCCGTATGTGTGCTCATGATGCATCTACTCGATGCAAGGACGGTAAGGGCGGTTTAAGCCTTTATACGATGCCTGGCACCTTGATATTCGACCAGCGTGAGAAGTTGGCGCAGGTGGCTTTAAAAGAGGGCTGTGACGCTGTTCTGTTTATTGATAGCGACATGAGGTTCCCACATGATTTGATTACGATTATGTTGAGCCGTGAGGTGGACATAGTTGGTGTAAACGCAGTGACGAGACGTAGACCGTCATTCCCTACCGCTAAGTTATTGGTTAAGAGTGAGGATGAAAAGGGTATCCGGCATCATTGGTCTAATGTTGATTCACGTGGCAAAGAAGGTATTGAGGTCGTTACTGCTGTTGGATTCGGTGCGGTACTGATCCGTAAGAAAGTATTTGAAACACTGACAGCGCCATGGTTTGACGCTGGATGGGGGCCAACAGGTGTAGTGGGTGAAGATGTGTTCTTCTGTGTAAAGGCTGGCGATGCAGGTATTGATACCTATGTCGATCATGAGCTTTCAATGCACATTAAGCACATTGGCACACATGAATACAGTTGGGACGATGTAGATGATAAAGCCTTGAGGGGCGATAATGGCACTGACTAGCTACTCTGACTTAACTAGCACTATTTCAAGCTATCTAGCTCGTAGTGACTTAGACAGTATTATTCCCACGTTTATCTCTTTAGCAGAGCAACGCCTACGTAGAGAGCTGCGTATTCGTCAAATGCTCGTGATTGCTCAGGCAACTACTACAGGCGGTGATTCTACTGTCGGGTTGCCTAGTGATTACCTGCAAATGCGTGATATTCACATTGCAGCTAATCCAAATGGTTCGCTTGTTTACGATACGCCTAACGTATTTTATAAAAAGACTATATCGACGGAATCAGGCCAACCTAAGCGCTACACAGTATTATCTGCTGAGTTGCAGCTAGGCCCAATACCTGATGGCGCTTATGTCTTACAGATGCTGTATTACGCGCAACCTGCTTTCCTAAGCTCCACGAATCCTAGCAATGTCTTTATGGCTAATTGCCCTGATGCTTTGCTTTATGCTGCGTTAGGTGAGGCAGAGCCGTATCTAATGAATGATGTACGACTACAGACATGGGGTACGTTGTACGAAAGAGCCATTGCAGCTATTACTGTCGCAGATGAGTCTGGTGAATACAGTGGTCAACCAATGTCCATGACTTTTAACTGAGGATTATTATGGCTGAGATGTCAAATTATCTTGAAAATGCACTTATTAATGTAACTTTGCGGAATACTGCATACACATCTCCAACAACTGTATACGTTGCTTTGTTCACTAGCGACCCAACAGATGCAGGAACCGGAACAGAAGTTTCTGGTGGTTCTTATGCAAGAACTGCAGTTACTTTTGGTGCGCCTAGTAATGGTGTATCTACGAATAGTGCTGCTGTTGAGTTTCCTCAATGTACTGTTGATTGGGGAACTGTTGGCTGGATTGGTTTATATGATGCGTTGACTACTGGTAATCTTCTATACCATACGCCATTAGATGCTAGCAAAACAGTTTCTGTTGGGGATATATTTAAAATTGCTATTGCAGGTTTATCTGTAACTTTGGCATAAAGGAAGAATATGTCAACAATAGTCACTAGAGCTGGCAAAGGTAGTGCGCTAACTCATAATGAGGTTGACGCTAACTTTAACAATCTTAATACAGATAAACTTCAATCTGGCAATACTGCTGCATCATTAACAATAACAACAGCAACAATTAATGGTGGGACTATCTCAGGAATAACTGATTTAGCTGTTGCAGATGGCGGAACTGGATCAAGTACAGCATCTGGTGCAAGAACTAACTTAGGTCTTGTGATTGGAACTGATGTATTGGCTCCTACAGGATCAGCAGCAAGTCTTACTTCATTTCCTACATTTAATCAAAATACTACTGGAACTGCTGCTAATGTAACTGGAATAGTTGCAATTGCTAATGGTGGTACTAATTCAACAGCTACTGCTACTGCTGGTGGTATTGGTTATGGTACTGGTACAGCTCATGCTTATACGGCAGCAGGAACGTCAGGGCAGGTATTAACATCAAATGGTGCAAGTGCTCCTACATGGGCTGCTGCATCAAATGGTACATCAATATCACAAACATATTTCTTATCGCAATCATAAGGCGGTCAAATGGCTACAGGAATACTAGGTCAATCAGCTCCAAGTGCGACTACAAATACAACTGTCTACACAGTTCCATCATCAACTATTGCATCTTTTAATATTAGTATTTGTAATAGAAGTTCATCTACTAGCGCAATAGTTAGGATCGCTATATCTGCTACAGGAACACCTGGCAATAGCGAATACATTGAATATGATGTTCTTGTATTACCTAACAGTGTTTTAGAAAGAACTGGACTTGTTGCTAATGCTACTAAAAACGTAGTTGTTTATTCTGATGTGGCAAACATTAGCGTTAGTGTTTATGGATACGAGGGAGCAGCATAATGGGTCGCAATATATTTAGTCCACAAAGTCGGTCTATACCTGCCAATGTATCTATTTATCAATATGCTGGCACATTTTCTTGGGTATGCCCTACTAACGTATATCAAGTCCAAGCAATTGTAGGTGGTGCAGGTGGTGGTGGAGGTGCTGCTGGCTCTGGCTTTAGAAATGGTGGAGGTGGTGGTGGTGCATCTGGTGTCAGTGTTGGCGTTTATGGTGTAACTCCTGGCACTTCCTATACGATTACTGTTGGCTCTGGTGCTGCTGCTACTGCTGGTGGAACATCTAGTTTTTCTACACTTCTTAGTCAGGTCGGTGGAAATGCTGGATCAAATGGTGGTAGTACTGTAAATACAGGTGGTGCAGGTGGAACTGGTAGCGCTGGAAATATGGCTACTGGTGGTGCTGGTGGTGTTGGTGGAAATTCTCAGACTACAGGTAGTTATCCTGGTGGCGGTGGTGGCGGTGGTGGCTGCCCATTTGTTTTTGCTAGTGTAGGTGGCGCTGGTGGTGCTGGTGGCATCTCATCATCATCTGGAACAAATGCAGGAGGAAGTGGTGGTGGCGGTGGTATGTTCTATGTTGGTGGTGCTGGAGTAAATGCAAGTGCTACGCTTTTAGGTACTGCTGGAGGTGGTGGTAGCCCATTTGGTGCTGGCGTTGTGGGTGGTGCTGTTGCTGGCTTTACAGGTGGAAATGGTGGTGTAAATTCAGATAATACAGCAGCAACAGGGGCTACAACTGATGGGCCAGTAGGAACAGTAGGAACTACTAATAAATTCTTAGTTTTTCCTATTGGTATGCTTACTACACGATACGATCTAAATGGTGGTGGTGGTGCAGGTGGTGGAACTGCGGCTGGCACAACTGCTAGAAATGGTGGAAATGGCTCTTTTGGTGGCGGTGGTGGTGGCTCTACTGGAACTACTGGTGTTGGTGGTATTGGTGGAATATTTGGTGGTGGCGGTGGTAGCACTACTGCAGTATCTATTGGCGGTAATTGTGCAGGTGGTGGCGGTGGATCAAATACTGGAACTGGATGTGCTGGTGGATCAGGTTTAGTTATTCTTTCATGGTGATTATATGAAATATGCGTGGATTGAAAATGATGTAGTGAGAGATTTAGCCTTTGATCCTAATTTGCAATTTCATCCATCTATAGCTAGTTTTTATAGTGTAGAAGTTGATGATAATGTTCAGCAAGGATGGATTAAGCAAGAAGATGGAACATTTGCGCCTAAAACTGTTCAAGTAGAAATTTAAGATGGATTACGAATACGTCGTTGCTGATTATTGGATTTATGGCTACGCCGTAGGTGATTCAGTTATATCGTCTGCAAGTATCAATGTAACTGCTACTGTAACTGCAAGTGGAATAAGATTTAGATTAGCAACTGGATCAATATCTGGAACTGCTACTGTTTCTGCTAATGCAATTGTTCAGAAAGTTGTTTTCGGAAATGCAAACATAACTGCTTATGCTACTGTTACAGCAAGCGGTATAGTATATAGAATAGCAACTGCTAACATATCTTCAGATGCTAATGTTATAGCTAATGCGAGAGTTATTTATAATGGCGTTGCATCGATTAGTGCTTATGCAAATTTAATTATTAATGGTGGTGTAATTGGTGAAGAATGGAGCGATGTTACAGCTTCTCCATCAACTTGGTCAGATGTAAATCCAGAAGCATATACTTGGACTAATTTAACTCCAGAATCATTATCATGGGATGTTCAAAGTGCATCATCAAATACATGGACAAAGAATGTACCAGAATCATCTGATTGGATTAGACAATAATGGCTAAAATAAAATTAACATTTAGTGAATGGTTACCAGATCAGCCTGGCATTACTGGTGCATTAACAGATGCCAAAAACTGCATACCAGCAGCAAATGGTTATACTCCTATTGGATCAGAGTCTGATTATAGTTCTGCTGCTGGTCAGCAATTAATAACTTCTTTTGCTGGAAAGTTTGCAGGTTTATCTACATTATTTGCAGCAGGAGTAACTCAATTATATAAATACAATGGTGGAACAACTAATCTTGACGCATTAACTACTACTGGATACACATCTACATTATTTTGGGATGTTACACAATTTGGTTCAGAAGTAATTGTTGCAAATGGAAAAGATAAACTTCAGGCTTATTCATTAAATGTTCCATCTGAAAAATTTACAAATTTATCTGCATCTGCCCCTGCTGCAAAATATGTAACTGTTGTACGAGACTTTGTTGTAGCTGCCAATGTTATTGGATATGAAAATAAAGTTTATTGGTCTGATATTAATGATCAAACTAACTGGACTCCTAGCGCAACAAGTCAGGCAGATACTCAAGTTATTGCTGATGGTGGTGATATTAAAGGTTTAACGGGTGGTGAGTATGGATTAGTGCTGCTTGAAAAAGCCATTTTCCGTATGTCCTATATAGGTAGCCCGTTGTTTTTTCAATTTGATGCTATTTCTAGGACTTTGGGGTGTATTTCTGACGGTAGTGTAGTCCAATATAATGGCTCAACATATTTTTTATCTACAGATGGATTTTATATATGCGATGGTCAATCAGTTAGGTCTATTAGCGCAGGTAAAATAGACCAATGGTTTTTTAATAATGCAAATATTAATAAACTTGACTCAATGTCTAGTAGTATTGATCCAGTAAATAGATTAATTATTTGGACATTTACAAATATATTTGGATCGAACTATATTTTGACTTATAGCATTGATTTTTCTAAATGGACTTATGCTGAAACAACAGCAGATGCTGTTTCTTTTGTTATAACACCAGCAGTTACATTAGAAGGTCTTGATACCTATAGTACAAGCATTGATGCTTTAACAGTATCTCTTGATGATCGTCAATGGAATGGTGGGTTATCACTATTTGCTGGAGTTCAAGGTCAAAAAATCATCACATTTAGTGGAGCTAATAAACAATGCTCAATTGTTACTAGCGATATTGATAATGGTAGGTCTGTAATTACGTCAGTTAGGCCAATTATTGACAATGGAACTGCTGATATTTCAATCTGCAATAGAAACCTTCTACAGGATGCTTTGGCATTTACTTCTGATGTTAGTACAGATAGCGAAGGAAAAGCGTCTATGCGTGTTCCTGGTCGTTATATGAGGATAAAAGCATCACCAGTTGGAACTACATGGAAAACAGCAATTGGCGTTGAAGTTGATATTGTTAATCAAGGTATGAGATGACACAGTTTAGAACGCTTCCTCCGTTTGGTGGAGATCAGCGAGCTGTCGCAGAGGTAGTGCGTGGCATCATGGATGGCAAGACTAACAATACTGGAACTGTTGCGCTGGCTGTTGGTGGCGCTACTACCACTACTATTAACAATGAACGTATAGGCTACGACAGCGTTATTTTACTTATTCCAACATCATCAAATGCTGCTGCTTATGCAACTAACTTATACGTTTCTGCAAAAGCACAGGGATCAGCAACTTTAACTCATACAGCAAACTCTACGGCAGGTAGAAGTTATGATTATATTATTGTTG